ACGACGCAGGCGATGGGCGGAATGGGAAGATTTCGAGGACTAGTCCTCACCACAAGAAAGCGCCCCGAAGGACGGCAATCCAACGGGGCAAAGTTAAACCACAAGAAAAGCAGTAATAACAAAATGAGTAACACACAACTGACTACACAAGTCAACACACAAGTCGCCCTCGGCGATATGCAGGTCATGGCTTCGGCCATCGTGAAATCGGGCCTTTTCGGCATGAAGACCCCGGATCAAGCACTCGCGCTGATGATTGTCGCGAGCGCCGAGGGTCGGCATCCCGGGAGCGTGGCAAGCGACTACCATATTATTCAAGGCCGCGCATCGCTCAAGGCCGACTCGATGCTGGCGCGGTTCCAGCAAAGCGGCGGGCGTGTCGAGTGGCACGACCATACGAACGAGAAGGTCTCGGCGACCTTTTCGCACCCTGCGGGCGGATCGCTCCGCATCGATTGGGACATGGCTCGCGCCAAGGCGGCGGGACTCGGCGGCAAGGACAACTGGCGCTCGTATCCGCGGCAGATGCTCCGGGCGCGGGTGATCTCGGAGGGGGTCCGTGCGACCTTCCCCGCGGTGCTGAATGGGATGTATACCCCGGAAGAAGTCGGTGAGTTTGACTCCCCTCGCCCGACACGCTCGGTGAAGGTGGAAGTGACCCCGGAGCCGGTGGCGGAAGCGCCGAAGCTGATCGAGGTCGAGGCCGTGGCGGTTTCGGCTGATACCGAGGCAATTCCATCGGAAACCCCAAATTGGGCGGACGAATTGGAGAAGCGGATTTTTGAGCATGAGAAAGCCGTGAATGCGTTCCTCATCGCCAAAGGCCAGATCACCGAGGGCCAGACCTTCCGCGACATCGCGGACGAGGGCTACCGCAACCGCGTTTTGTCCAACACGCCACGATTCATCGAGGCCGTATTGAAGGAGGTCGCATAATGAGCGCGACGATTCGCCACTCCGCTCTCGACAAGCTCGACCTGTGTCCGTGTTTTGAATCCAACCCCGTCTCCGGCCCTGCGGCGGAGCGCGGGACTCGGATGGACTTGGCTTTCCGGGGTCTTCTCATGGGGGAGCGCCAGCCGTTCCTCTCGCTCTCTGACGACGAGCAGGATGCGGTGCTGTGGGCGGTCACAACGGCCAAGGAATTGGCCGAGGGGCATGAGATTGTCGCCGACGAGGCGCTCCTCAAGGTCAAAACGCCGCACCTTTCCCATGAGGGAACGGAGGATTCGCGAGTGAATGCGAAATCCATGAGCATGGATTTGAAGTCGGGCCAATTACGCTCGTATCACAAGCAGCAGGCGGCTTACGCCCTCGGAAACATGGACCGCACTTTTGCTAAAGAGTGGGAGTGCGTGTTGCTATTCTGCGACCAGCGCGAGGTCGTCCACTATACCTACACCTTTGAAGAGGCGGAGGCATGGGTGAAGGGGATTGTGGCCTCGGCGACCGATCCCAACCGCCAGCCCTGCGCTAATGAGTATTGCGGCTGGTGCCTCAAAAAAGACAGATGCCCACAGGTTGTCGAGCCGGTTGTGCAAACGCTGGCGACCGTTGAATCCTCGGTTTCGCTGGCCGATGTCCGGCAGGGGATTCTGGCCGACCCGGATCGGCTGGGGAAATTCCTCAAGGCAGCGTCGATCTTTGAGAAGGAACTCCTCAAGCCGATCAAGGATGCGGCGAAGGAACTTCTCGCGGCCAATGGCGAAGTTCCCGGGTGGAAGCTCCAGCACCAGAGTGGCAGCGAGTATTTCGACCGGCTGGCCGTTGTCTCGGCGGCGGTGGCTGGCAAGTCGGGCCTCGATGACCTCGTCGCGGCGATGGGTGGCGACATGGGGGGCAAGGCATTCCGCGAGTGGCATGAGAAAATGCGAATGCCGGTTCGTGAGGAGAACGCGCAACGCAAGGCCGACATCGTGAAGCTCGTCGAGGACAAGCCGAAGAAAGGAAAATCCAAATGACCGGCGAGGAACTGCGCGACCGGGGCATCCTGCAAGTGGATGCCAACACCTCCGAGGATTGGAAGGCGACCTGCGATGGGGTCATCTCATGGCTGGCCCGCAACGGAGCGGAATTCACGGCGGAAGATGTCCGGCCATGGATACCGGAGCCTCCGCACCCGAACGCGATGGGGGCGAGGTTTTCGGCAGCGGTCAAAACCGGCGTGATCCAGCACCTTTGCTACCGCAAGGCGAAGCGGGCCAAGGCTCATGCTCGGGTGCTGGCCGTCTACAGGGGGGCGGCATGAACATTCAGTTTGAATTTTCATTTCAAGAACTTGAGCCGGTGAAGGTCGTGAAAAACAACTGGGGACCATTCTGGCATGTGATGCAGGGTATTTACTGCTGGCCTGGTGATGCCGATCAAAAGACATTTGCAAGCATCGAGGAGGCGTCGGCTTTTGCCAAGCGCCACGGTGCGGACCCTATTGTGGGTATCGAGGCGCTGCACGGACGCCACAGGAGGGCGGCATGACTAAGCGCCCTGCGTTTCAATTCTACCCCGGCGATTGGCTCCGCGACACAGGGCTGCGGTCCTGTAGCGCGGCGGCTCGCGGACTCTGGATGGATATCCTTTGCTTCATGCATGAAGGTTCACCCTATGGTTACCTCAAGGTTAACCATAAGGTTATCCTTGCCCCCAACCTTGCTCGTATGTGCGGGCTAACCTTGGAGGAAACGGAAGGGTGTCTGGCAGAACTCGCCGAGGCTGGCGTTTTCGAGACCGACGAGGAGGGCGTGATCTTTTCGCGCCGGATGATTCGGGACGAAGAGCTTCGTAATAAGCGGGCTGCGTGTGGTCACCTCGGTGGCAACCCAACCTTGAAGGATAACCCGAAGGTTGGCGTTTGCTTATCCACCGAGGTTAAGCAAAAACCAACCCCTTCTTCTTCATCTTCTTCTTCATCTTCAATTATTACTTCTTCTAACGAAGAAGTAGGGGTGGAGTTTCCGGCGAACCTGCAATCGGCGGATTTTGGAGCGGCATGGGAAAGCTACCTTGCTTACCGAAAGTCATCCCGACTCAAAGCCCTCGCCCCGGCATCGGTCTCGGCGCAACTCCGAAACCTCTCGGAGATGGGTCACGACGAGGCCATCGAAGCGATCAACCAATCCATCGCCAACGGGTGGCAGGGCATCTTCCCGCCGAAAAACAAGAAACCTGCGCCTGTTAAACAAGAGGAGGTCGAGCAATGGTAGCCACGGTCCAATGCTGCGCGAGCGAGTCGTGCTACAACTCGGTGCCGGTTCCGGGCGATGATCTGCTGCGGATTTTTCCGAACATCAAAATCCTCTGCGACGAGTGCGATCTCGAAAGAATCGAAAGGCTGAAGCAGGAGCAGGCCACAGAGGAGCAGGAGAGGCGGCAGGAGGCGTTCAATGCCATCTGCCCACCAATCTACCGCGAAAGCGACCCCAAACGCATTCCTGCGGCCTTCCTGCGCGAATGCGAGGCATGGCGGTTTAATCCGGTCGGCCTCGGTCTCGTCGGCCCTGCGGGATGCGGGAAGACGCGAGCGGCGTGGATACTGCTGAAGCGTCTGCATTTTGAGAACTTGCGAGTCTTTGGCATCACCTCCACGGGATTTGCGAAAGCCTGCGCGGACCAGTGGCATGACAATCCGCAGGCCAAGGCGCTCGCCGAGGACACTCTCACCCGCTGCCGCCGGACGAAAGTGTTACTGCTCGATGATCTCGGAAAGCAGAAGATGACCGAGCGCAGCGAGTTGGAACTCTTCGACCTCCTAGAACACCGATCCTCTCACGAACTGCCGGTGATCTGGACGGCCAACGCCGCCAAGGGCGACCTCAGAAAAATGCTCTCGTCCGACAGGGGCGAGCCGATCCTCCGGCGGTTATCGGAGTTTACGAAAATTATCAACGCATAAAAACGAAGTTTCGACTGATACCCCGAACAACAACAACCAAACAACATGACAACAACACACGAACTCGCAGAAAAACAAAACCGCTATGTGACCGCCGAAGGCAAATACATCGCGAAAGTAAAGCAACCCGGCAACGGGTGGCTGGGAACCACCAAGACCGGCACGGATTTCATTCGCGTCCCACTCCTCATCGATGACCCGGAGAGCGATCAGCACGGACGGGAAATCGTCTGGCAGGGTTGGTTGACCGAAAAGGCAACCAAGCGCACCTGTGACACGCTCGACCAGGCATTTGGCCGCGAGTGGGACATCAAAATGCTGGACGCTGGCAAGTCGCCGTTTCTCGGCCAGAAGTGCCGGATCACGGTCGAGGCCGAGGAATACAACGGCCAACTTCGCCACAAGATCAAATGGCTCAACCCGCTGGAATCCAAACCACGGGAAACCGAACCGCTTTCCAGCGACCGGTTGGCCACGCTCAACGAACGCCTCGCCGCCGCCCGCGCTTCCGATGACGAAATCTCCTTCTAAAGACTACCACTTGGAAGGGGTCCGAGACTTAGCCTGCAACATCATCTTGCAGGCGGTCGAGGACATCTGGAACCGCCAGAAATACAAATCAAAACACCAGCGGGCGATCATGGTGGAGGCTCGGCGGTCGGCTCGGCATTTTTTTAAGAACCGAGCGTTCAGCCAAGTCTGCTCCACGATGGATTTACCTGCGGACAAAATCAAAGACGCGGCATTCTACCCGGCGAAATACCCCGAGATCATAAAAATGCTGCGAGAAAGGAAAAAACGATGAGTGATACACCGGAAACGGATTTCCATTGCTGGACTGACAACTCGGAAGAGTTGTTGATTGCCGTGTGCCATGCGGATTTTTGTCGCAAACTAGAACGCGAACGCAACGAGGCGAGATATTTACTGAAACACGCGCAGTCGGCCTTGGACGCAATTCACTTAGAAATTGGCGGATGGATCAAAACAATGTCGGTGGCATCAAAATGAACTGGACCCATGAACAACTCAGACAACTCGGCTACACCGAATCCAGCCCGGGAGTGTTCACTCACTCTTCAACTGCGGGGATACCTCACGCCCAGCCTCAACCGGCTCCTCGGCCAGCACTGGACGACACTCCAAAAGGAGAAAGTCCGCGCTCGCCGCGCACTCGACTCCGCATTGAAAGAAAATCCATTCGCCTACTTGATGCAGACAACTTCGCAGGCGGATGCAAGCCACTCATCGACCAGTTGCGTTACGCGAAACTCATCCCGGACGACGATCCAGAAAGTGTCGAAATCCTCTTTGTCCAAAGCAAAGTCAAAACGAAGGCCGAAGAAATGACCCACATCGAAATAACAACCACAGGGGGAGTATGAGGGGGAGATTCCCAATACTTGTCAAGATCAATTTTGACTGATACCATCAACCCTATGAAATTGAACCCGAAACAAGAGGCGTTTTGCCAAGGGGTCGCGAGCGGATTGTCGCTCACCCAAGCCTACATCCGCGCCGGTTACTCCGAAAAGGGAGCCGATGGTGCCGCTTGCAAATTGCAAGGAAATGCAAGTGTGGCCTTCCGAATTGACGAACTCCGCGCCAAGTCGGAATCCAAGATGAGCTACAAACGCGAGACCTACCTCGAAACGCTCCGCGAGCGGTTCATGGAAATGCCGCCGGAATCGGCGACCTGCGCGAAGTATGGGGAAATGCTCGCGAAGGCGATGGGATGGAACGAACCCGAGAAGATCGAGGTCGCCGGGGCCATGGACATCAACATCCGCATCGGTGGCCATTAACATCGACATCATCCCGCGCCCGCAACTCGCGAGCTACCTGCACCGCACACAACGCTGGTCGGTGATGGTGCTGCACCGCCGCGCCGGGAAGTCGTTTGTGTGCATCCAAGACTTGATCGCCAAGGCGCTCTCGCACAAGCGCAGCGGACCGCCCCTCCGCTACGCCTATGTGGCTCCGACCCGCGAGCAGGCGAAAGACATCGCGTGGAAATACCTTGTCCAGTTCACCTCGCAAATCCCCGGCGTGGTGATCAACAAGGCCGATCTCGCGATCACCTTCCACAACGAGGCCACGATCCGGCTTTACTCTGGCGAAGCCTACGAGCGCCTGCGCGGAATCTATCTCGATGGGGTCGTGATGGACGAGGCGGCGGATCTCGACCCAGCGGCGTGGGACAATGTCATCCGGCCCACGCTCACCGACTACCAAGGCTGGGCGACATGGGTGGGAACGCCGAAGGGGCGAAATATTTTCTGGAAGATGTGGAACCGGGCGTGTGCTGACAACGATTGGTTCACACTCCAACTCAAGGCGAGCGAGAGCCACATCATTCCCGAGGAGGAACTCGCCGACATCCGGCGTGGGACCACGGAAAATGCCTACCAGCAGGAATACGAGTGCAGCTTCAACATCGGTCGCCCGGGCGCGATCTATGTTCGCAGTCTGGAAAAGGCCCGCGCCGAGAAACGGGTCACAAATGACATCCTGTGGTTCAAAGAACTCCCGACATACACAAGCTGGGATGTCGGCGCTCCGCTCAACCAGAAGGTGTGGATTTGGCAGATGGTCGGCGACCGGATCAACTATCTGGAATCCCTTTCCGGGTCCGATGAATGCAAAACCCCGGCGGACTGGGCGGCGAGGCTCAAGGAGCGCCAATACGGTTACGGTGGGCATTACATCCCGCATGACGCCGCAGCGGAAGTGGGAGGACTCTGGCAGGAGGCGCTCGGTCGCAGCGGGCTGACCGGCGTGGTTCCTGTGCCACGGCAGATCAGCGTTTGGGATGGCATCAATCTCGCCAACGATGCGTTCCCGCGCATCCACATCAACGAGGCCGGTTGCGCGGATGGCATCGAGGCGCTCGACGCCTACCACTCCAAGGAGGAACGCGATGGCGTCACGATCAAAGATGTGCCGGTGCATGATTGGAGCAGTCACTTCTGCGATGCGTTCAGTCTCTCGCACCAGGCTATCAAGCGCGGGATGGTGATCGACCGCTCCGCGATCCCGCGCAAGGCCGAGCGGCATGAAGCAACCCGAGTCATGGCAGGATTCCGAGGCGGTGGATTCGGAAAGGTGCGGCGGTGAATCGCGAACTGGAACTCCAAATCCTCGACTTGTATCGGCGCTACCCGCAGCCGCGATGTTTCGCCGAGGAGGTCGAACTCACCGCATGGAATGGCGTGGTCATCAACACCGAGGACTTCTTCATGCTGGCTCGCCCGGTGGATATTCACGACCCCGAGGAACGCTGGCGTGATGCCGCTCACACATACCACCGGTTGTGTCAGAACTGCTGGCTGATCACTATATATAGTGGTATCAGTCAAAATAACCCTTGCAACTTCGCTCCGTATCGTCTCCCCTACATCGCATGGAGTCGGCGAGACCGCCC